CCCGGCTCGGTTCGTGTGTGCTCACTCGTCGACGACGAGCACGGGTTCACGGCGTCGTTCATGCGGTCGTTCCTCCCGTCGCTCGCAGTCGATTTGGGCGGCGAGCAACGCATGTGGCGCGGCGGTTACGCGTTCCAGCAGTGCACGTCCGCCGGGGTCGTCGAGGGCCGCAACGAGGCCGTCAAGTCGTTCCTTGACTCGCCGGCGGAATGGTTGTGGTTCGTCGATTCTGATATGGGTTGGGAACCCGACGCGCTCGAGTCGCTCCTAGCAGTCGCAGACCCGACCGACCGGCCGATCGTCGGCGGTTTGTGCTTCGGTTTCGGACCCATCTCCGACCGGATCGATCACGCTCAGGCGATCATCAAGATCCCGTTCCCGACGATCTTCGATCTGGCCGAAACGGAAGACGACGCCGCGTTCCGCCCTAGGTGGTGGTACCCGGCGAACGAGGTCGTGCAGTGCTCAGCGACCGGCGCGGCGATGCTGCTCATTCACCGCAGCGTCCTCGAGACGATCGCCGCTAAATGGCCCGGGGCGTGGTTCGACCGGATGCGGCACCCGAAAGCGAAAAAGCTGTGGGGTGAGGACACTTCGTTCTGTGCCCGGGCAGGTCTGCTCGGGTTCCCCGTGTACGTCCACACCGGGGTGCGGACGTCGCACTCGAAAGTCATCTTCGTCACGGAGAACACGTACCTCGACAAGATCCGTCCGAAACCGGCGACGGAACAGGTAGCGGTGTTGGTCCCGGTGATGAAACGGCCACAGAACGCTGCGCCGTTCATGGAATCGCTTCGCGCGTCGACCGGGCTCGCGACGGTGTACGCGATCGTCGACCCGGACGACTCCGAGACGTACACGGCGTGGCTCGAAGCGGGCGCCGAGATCATCTTGGCCGAACACGGACGGTCGTCGTTCCCGCAGAAAGCGAACGTCGGCTACTCGAAGACGTCCGAGCCGTGGGTGGTCCTTGTCGGCGACGACGTCCGGTTCCACCCGGCGTGGCTCGACCATGCCCAACAGACAGCGAACGCTTCCGGCGCCCACCTCGTGGCGACGAACGACCTAGGAAACGCCAGGGTCATCGAAGGGACCCATGCGACGCACCCGATGATTCGTCGTTCCTACATCGACGAGCAAGGGGCGTCGTGGGACGGCCCGGGGGTGTTGTGCCACGACGGATACCGGCATTGGCATGTCGACGACGAGTGGACGGTCGTCGCGCGTCAGCGTGGCGTGTTCGCTGCGTCGCTCGGGTCGATCGTCGAACATCAGCACCCGTTGTGGGGCAAAGCCGAAGACGACGCCGTGTACCGCAAAGGGAAAGCGCACGCCGATCAAGACCGCAGGTTGTTCGAACGACGGCTGCGGGACAATACGAGGGGGAACTCGTGAAGGTTCTAGTCACCGGCGGCGCCGGGTTCATCGGCTCAGCGGTTGTCGCTCAGCTCGAGAAACACGGACACACAGCGGTCGTGCTCGACCACGCACACGGCGGCGACATCCGCCAGCCGATCGAAGCCGAAGCGGATCACGTCATCCACCTCGCGGGGATGCTCGGTACGCACGAACTGTTCGACACGGTAGAAGAAGCGATCGACGTGAACGTCAACGGCACGTTGAACGTGTTGCGGTGGTGCCACCAGCACGGAGCGGGTTACACCGACATCACGATGCCGCCGGTGTTCCCGTCCGTGTACACCGCGACGAAGCTGTGCGCAGGGCATCTCGCGAAGGCGTGGCATCACACGTACGGGGTGGCGACGTCGCATGTGCGGGCGTTCAACGCTTTCGGCCCGGGGCAGAAACACGGCGCCGGGCATCCCCGCAAGATCATCCCGGCTTTCTCGACTGAAGCGTGGGCCGGGGAACCAATCAAGATATGGGGCAACGGAGAACAAACCGTTGACCTCGTCCACGTCGACGACGTCGCACGGATGCTCGTCGACGCGATTTCGTTCGGCGATGGCGAGACGTTCGACGCCGGCACCGGTACCCCTCTGCGGGTTTCCGATGTCGCTTTGCATGTGAGGAACTACACGGGGCGACGGTCCGACCTCGAGTTCCTGCCGATGCGCCGAGGCGAAGTGCCGACGTTCATCGCAGCAGAGGGCGAAGGGTGGGACCTGCTCGACTGGCGTCCTCAGTTCCGGTTCGAGGACCTCGAGGCGACCGTCAGGTCATACCAGTGACCGTGTACTGCTCGGCCATCTACGGCGGGTACGACGACCCGAAACCGGCGCCGCCCGGCGAAGCGTTCATGTTCACCGACGACCCGAACCTTGTCGCTCCGGGGTGGACGGTCGTAGTCAAGGACCCGTTCCCGCATCTCCATCCACGCCTCAAGGCGAAAGCCCCGAAGTGTCTCCCGCATGTGTTCCTACCGGAGCACCCTGCGACCGTGTGGGTCGACGGGTCGATGACTGTTCACGAAGAAGCGAACGACATCGAACCTGCGGCGTTGCGGTTCTTCCGTCACCCGAAACGGGACAACGTCGCTGCCGAGGCGGCGGTGTCGGCGTGCATGGGCAAATACCAAGGGCTACCGGTGGTGTTGCAAGCGAACGCCTACCTTGCCGGCGGTATCCGACCCGAGCTGTGGGCGTCCGGGTTCCATCTCCGCGACATCAGAGAACCGGGCGTCGTCGGGTTCTTCGAGCGGTGGTGGCACGAAAACGTCCTTTGGACCTACCAGGACCAACTCTCGCTTCCGTGGGCGCGTCAACTGTGCCTCGTCGACATCGTCGACCTGGGGTACGGCCTGTACACGAACCCTTGGTTCACGATCGCGGAGCATCGCCGTGGTGACTGACCTGTTCGAGCGGTACAAGGTGGAACCGTCCGACATCCATGAGCATTTGCAGTTCATGCACGATGTGTGCATCGAGGTCGACGCTCAAACAGTCGTCGAGCTCGGTGTCCGTTCCGGGGTGTCGACTTCAGCGTTCCTCGCGGCGATGGAACACACCGGTGGGGTGGTGTGGTCGTGCGACATCAACCAGCCGCGCGTCGACCCGATCATCCGCGATCACCCGCAGTGGGAGTTCGTGTGGGGCGACGATCTCCAACTCGCGTGCGACGCACCCGACGCGGACGTGGTGTTCATCGACACGTCGCACGCATATCTGCAAACCCTCGCCGAGCTGAACGCGTTCAGCGGCAAGGCACGGTCCGTGATTTTGCTCCACGACACCCAACTCGAGCAGCCCGAGGGGTGCGGCACGCAGCCGCCGTTCCCTGTCCGCAAGGCGTGCTTCGAGTGGCTGAACGATAACCCCGAGTGGTCCTGGCATGAGTTCGCGAACTGTTACGGCCTCGGCGTGATGAGGAGGATGCCTTGACGATCACGAACGGGCTCATAACCGCAGCGGAGTATTCGGCGTACACCGGCGCCGGTGTGCCTTCAGGGCTGCGGAGCGCGCAGTGGGAAACAGCGGTAGAGGTTGCGTCTGCGTGGGTGGAGCAGCACACCGGACGCCAGTTCCACGAAACCGACACGGCCGCTTCTCCGACGGCGTCGGCACGGTACTTCGACTCCGTCGGCGACAAGGTCCACATCACTGACTGCCAGTCCGTGACAGCGGTCGCGACCGACACCGGCGACGACGGCACATACGCCACGACGCTGGCCGCCGCCGATTACCAGCTCCTCCCGGTCGGCGGGTACTCCCATTCGCTCGGCTCCGTGCCTTACACGGCACTGAAGCAGATGTCGTGGATGGTGTGGCCTCGCACGGTCCGTGAGCGCCCCGTCAGGGTCACAGGGTTGTGGGGCTGGACCGCGGTCCCCGTGGTCGTGAAGCGGGCGTGCGCGATCCTCACCCAAGACTTGATGCGCGACCCCGAAACGAACTTCGGTGGTTTGGTAGCGAACACCGACACCGGCGTGGTGCTCGGGTCGCGTGTCCCCGCCCGTACCCTCACGCTTCTCGAGCCGTACGTCCGGGTTGGTCGCGGGTCAGGGTTGCAGGTCGCGTGAACGTCTCCGAGATCCGAGGGCAGTTAGCTGACGCGTTGCGCGGCGCCGATCTTGAGGTGGCGGAGAACCGCCAGACGGTCGTGTTGGGGTTTCCTGCCGCAATCATCAATCTCGATTCGATGCTCGCCGATTCGTTCGTGGACGGCTCGTTCTCTATGCAGTTCACGGTCACGGTCCTCGTGTCGAAAGCCGACAGCGAAGACGGCTGGCACAAACTCGACGATCTGCTCTCAGCGAACACTGTTGCGGACGTGTTACGCGAAGCGGAGTGCGTCGCGACGGTCGGCGCTTACGACAACATCGGCGACGACGTCGCGTATGACGGCGGCGTCGCGTTGGGGTTCACGATCGCGGTCGAGGTGTTGGCCTGATGGGCACCTCGAAGTCGACCGCTGAGTTCGCCCGGAAGATCCACGAACTCACGAAGGTCCCTGCGAGGGTCGAGAAGCTCGCCGTGCGCTCCAACGCCAGGACCGCCAAGGGCAACGCAGAGAACGCCGTGAGGGCAGCTACGGGCGGGTCAGCGAAGCTCCGCAACGCCGGAGCGCTCGTGCGTGCCCCTGGGGTGTCGCGGGTCGTCGGCACGAAAGGAGCGAAGCTCACCGTGTCATCGAAACTGGCCACGTCAGGGAACGCCGCGACCGTGAAAGCGGTCGGTCCGTGGCAGTTGATCGAGTACCCAACGAAGCAGCATTTCATCGGCCCGGCCGGTTTGGCGAAGGTCACGAAAGGCTCGAAGTCCGGCAGGTCCACAGCGAAAGCCCGCGACGGACGCGCTACGGCAGTGAAGACCCCGTACGGCCTGAAACGGTTCGTTTACGTGAAGGGCACCCGCGGCAAGTTCCCTTGGAAGAAAGCCCGCGAGAAAACGGAACGCGAAGCACCGCTCGCGGTGAAGAAGTTCGCTGCGGCCGAGATGGCGAAGGTGTTCCGATGAAAATCATGATGATCGAACCGGGGCCGACGCAGTCCGTCGCCGACGTCCACAACGGCATCATGTACGGGTTGCAGTCCCACGGGTTGCAGGTCGCTTCGTTCAACCTCGCTGATCGTCTCAACTTCTACCAGTCCGTCGAGATCAACCGCGAAGGCGAGTACAAGCAGGCATTGGAGTACGAAGCGGCGTGCTCGATGGCGTCGCAAGGCATCCTGGCCGCGGCGTGGAAGTTCCTCGAAGCCGGCGACGTGGTGCTCATCATGTCGTCGTTCTTCATCCCGCCGGACATCTACAAGGCGCTCCGCGGTCGTGGCGTGCATGTGGTGTTGTGGCTCACGGAATGCCCGTACGAGGACACCCGCCAGATCCCGATGGCTTCGCACGCTGACACGGTGATCGTGAACGACCCGCAGCACTTGGACGAGTTCCGGGCGTTGAACCCGAACTGTCACTACATCCCGCACGGTTACCTGCCGCACATCCATCACGCCAGGAACCGGACCGGTCAGTACCCGTTTTCGTTCGTCGGCACCGGCTACCCGTCGCGCGTCGAGTTCTTCGAGAAAGTCGACTGGCCGTGCACTCCAGTGTTCGGCGGGAACTGGTTCCAGGTCGAGGACACGTCACCGCTGGCGCCGTTCTTGCTCCACGAACGCGGTGTTTGCATCGACAACCATCAGGCCGCCGACTTGTACCGGTCGTCGATCACGTCGGCGAACCTGTACCGGAAAGAAGCGATGGACGACAACGACATCGAGGGTTGGGCTATCGGCCCTCGTGAGGTCGAGCTCGCAGCGTGCGGCACATACTTCGCCCGCGAACCTCGAGCCGAGGGCGACGAACTGTTTCCGATGTTGCCTACGTTCACGGAACCGGGCGAACTGTCAGACATCGTCCGTTGGGCGCTCGACCATCCAGACGAACGGTTCGCCGCTGCGCAAGCGGCACGGGCCGCGGTCGCAGGTCGGACGTTCGAGAACAACGCTGCCGCGTTGCTGCGCCACATCGGCGCCTAGTTCGCAAGTCCCTGAGGGGGGACCAGTTCTCCGGCACCCAATCAATTCGCCGCGCACCGGAGCGGCCATCCCCCAAGGAGACACCCAATGGCCCGTTTGAGCGGCAAGTCCGGCACCTTGTATGCCGGGATAGCGTCCGGTGCTACAGCCACCCCGATCGCGTTCCTGAACCAGTGGTCGATGGACTTCTCGACCGACAAGCAAGACGTCACCTGTTTCGGCGACACGCAGAAGGTGTACGTGTCCGGGTTCGCTGACGCGACCGGCGCCTACGCAGGGTTCTACGACGACGCCACCGCGCAGCTCTACACCGCAGCGATCGACGGCGTGGCCCGCTCGTTCTACTTCTACCCGTCGTCTTCCGTTTCGACAAAGTACTGGTACGGGCAGGCCCTGTTCGATTTCTCCGTGTCGGAGCAAATCTCGGGCGGTGTCGCGATCTCCGGTACGTGGGCGGCTTCGACGACGATCACGAGGATCGGCTAACAGAGGGGGGCGTATGCCCTGGAAACTCACGTACGACGGTCACGTACACCGCGAGAACGATTTGACGATCGGGCAAGCGGAACGGATCGAAACCTTGATCGGCGAGACGTGGCTGGGTATCGCCCCGTTGCGTTCCGCTAAGCACGCGTTGGCGATCCTGACCGTTGTCCATGCGGACGCGACGGGGAAACCGGCGGGGCAGGTCAGGGCCGAGGCGTCGGCGGTGAAAGTCAACGACTTCGCTGCCATGTTCTCGAACGAAGCC